AACAATTACCTGATCAGGACCGTATGTTTCAGGAGTATCATCTAGATCTTTAAAGCTGATGGTGTCACCAGCTCCAAAGATAGAAAATAATTGTACAAAGTTTTCATTAACTTTACGGAAGGATTCGCGAATACTATCGCCGGTGCCGTCATTGCCTTGTACACCAATATCAACGTTTTGTCTTGCCATTTTATTCCCCTACGTGATCGTAGAACTCATCTGCTACTGAAAAACTGCTTCCGCAACCGCATGTTGTTTGTGCGTTGGGATTTTTGATAGAAAACGTAGCGCCCATAAGATCTTCTTTATAATCTATTTCAGCATCGTTTAAGTATGTCATACTCATGCTGTCCACAAGCAACGAAACGCCTGATTTTTCAATACTGAAATCGTCATCGTTTTGTGCTTCGTCAAAGGTAAACCCATAGCTCATGCCGCTACAGCCCCCGCCTTGTACAAAAACACGCAATTTTAAGTTAGGATTGCTTTCTTCGGCTATTAAGTCTTTGATTTTTTCTACGCAAGAATCTGATAGTGTTAACATGTTTTTCCCTTTATAGAATATTTATCGTATATTTTTATAACCTTAATGTAAATACTCGATGTACTTGCGAGAAGAATACGAAACAACAACCTATACTAGAACTAGTAAGTTAGGGCATGAGCATGAGTATAACCGCACTCGAACTATATTGGTGTTCAGGTGCGACAATTGCGGCGAACTGTTTACTAGACTTAAAGAGAAAATGAGTCCATCGCGACTAAGCAATAATTATTTTCATTGTTGTACACATTGTGACTACAAGAGATTTGCTCAACAAAAAGGTGCAGAACGCCGGACAATTTGGGATAGGCCAGCAAGTAGCCTTGATGATATTAGTAAAATATAAATAAATCACGAAGGAGGAACATAGAATGTTCAATACAATTAAAGAGTTTATTTTTGGAAAACCAGCACAGGCACCAGTCAATCCTCAGATTACCGATGCTGTTACACAGGCACCCTATAAGGTACCAGAGCCAGCAGACACAACACCAATTCCGTTAGTGGTTCAAGCAGAACTACCATTGGTTCAATTAGAGCAAGCATCTGCTCCAGTAGTAGCTGAAGTTGCTCCTGCTAAGAAGCCGCGCAAGCCTCGTACACCCAAAGCAGTTGCGGAAACAGCAGTCGTAAAAAAAGCAGCCCCTGTTAAGAAGGCTGCTGCCATTAAAGCTGCTCCTAAGTTAAAGAAGGTCTAATTCTTTAGCCCTATTAGCCAGTGTAAAACTAGCTAAGTTTTTGCCCTTAGATTCGCACATGATATCATGTGTATCTAAAAAGCTCAGGGCCCAATCGTTGACACTACTATTCCAGTAGAAGTTAGAGTGGGCCCTGAGCTTTTGTCTTTTGTAGCCTGATTCGATTAACTGTTTAAAGTCGGGCATAGTTTTATCACAGTGGTCAACAAGACAATCTTCCCTACTCACGCTATAGTGAATAACAGGCCGTACACCGCGCCAGCTGTCAATTATGCGTAATACTCTATCATCGGAGGGTTGAATGTAACCTCCAGTATTGATCCAGTTATGGTGTATATCAAGCACAAGGGCGCAGTGATTGACAAGTTCGAGACTGCTATCAACTCCCCAGGACATTTCGTCGTTTTCGATTGTGATGACGTTTCTTGCTTCGGGGGTAAGTCGTCCGAGTACATCTTTAATGCCTTGGGGACCTTTTCGACCCGAAATGTGTACGTTGACTTTAAAGTCCTGGAACGATTTACCGTATCCCATCCACCGGGCCATATCCACATGATATTCAAATTCCTCTATTGATCGATTTACAATATCATCCGACTCACTTGCCAAGACAGTAAACTGACCAGGATGAAAAGACAACCTAACGTTATTCTTGCGAGCCAGAGCTCCCACGGCTCCAAATGCTCTTTCGCAATATTCTCTGGTAGCGGGAAGCCGCCAAAACCAGCTCCAATCCTGCTGAGTATACACAGGTAGTATATCGCTGCCGAGTCGTACCATTCTAAGATTTTTATCAAGTGTCCCTACCTTTTCAACAAGTTTACGGACACTTTCAATATTACCCGTCATTAGGTCATATAGTTTTTCTACTGCCACATCCTTGTGTTGTCTATTTAACCAAGAAACTGTAGTGCTACCTGTGTTAAAGATTTTACAGTCATCCTTGGGTTTAATTCCGTTAACTTGCTCAGGACGATCAATCCATTTACAAGCAAAACCAATACGCTTAATCATATTAACCAATCAAAAAAATAGACATAGTGTATTGTAACATCTATGTCTATTAAAAGCAATCACATTGGATTATTCAAACAAGTTTTCATCCCATTCACGATGACCTTCTCGGAAAGCCATATTGCTCTGTGTTTCACGCACTTCCACACGATAGCACCAAAGGCGTTTTGATTCGCCAGGACCCCACATCTCGGGAATGTAAACTCCGTTGACGTATTTGTAAAGCATATCGCTAAGACCTTCACAGCCTAAACGTGGTAGTATTACAACCTTGGCCATGTTACGTTCTTGTAGCAGTTTAAATGTAGCCATTTCTGGATCATCTTGCGCCACAATAAGTGTATGGTCAAATTGGTCTTCTAGGATCTTTTTAAGTTCCTTTAAGCCGCCGTAGTCAGCCGCCCAATTACGAACGTCTAAATCGTTTGTACCAAAATAGAACTTCATACTAAACGAGTAACCGTGAATTAAATTACAGTGACTGTCGGATCGCCATTGGCGATAAGCGCAAGGGAATGAGTCGTGATACTCTTTTGTGCTTGTGTACTTATAAAGTACGGGTTGTAGATTTGCCATCTCTAGTCTCCTTTTAATAGGTAGCAAGTGATGACAGCAGAATTTTTAAAGAGGGATGATGCCATAAAGTCCTCTATACTTACTTATCTCAAGCAACCTTGAGCAAGATAGTTTCTTCGTTGAGACGACCATTCATCATGGTGTCTGTGGCATTGATTTCATCCAAGAACTTTCTAAGCGCAATCTTACCAGCTGACTTAAACTCTTTGAGTTTTTCTTCTGGCTTTCGCAGTGTCTTACAAATGCTCTTGATTTCATCAAAGCCTATGATTGTAGTTCCTTTAACACCGAGAGTATTAAATTCTGAGGCAACATACTTGCCCAATTTACGACTCTTGGTATTGTAGACCCACAGTTCGCCTGCGCCAATAATGTCCACAGGGTTAACACTAACCAACTTTAAGGGTTCGTTAGTTTTCATGTACTTGAGCTTGGCAACGACCTTGCTCGTATCTGTTGGCTTTTTGGCACGAGGCTTTTTGTTCACCTTGGCTTCTTGCATCAACATAGTACAGGCAGTTTGTACTTCAGTCAAAAACTGAATAAAATTTTTAATCTGTTTGCGGCTACGATGCTTGTAGCCTTCTTTCAATTGTTCGTCGCCGTTGCCGCTAGCAAGTTCTTCAAGCTCTGCTAAATCACGAGCGTAAAAGTCCTTGATAATACGGGCGTGAGCTGCCTTGGCCTGTTGACTTTTTAACAAGTTAAGAACTTTAAATGCTTTCGGATCAAATGCTTCAGGATCAGTTTGAAAGTTTTCGTAGGCGTTTTCAATTTCTTCAGTCATTTTATATGCTGCCTCACGCACCCGTTCCTGAATCGTAGGAACATATACATTAGTCTTGACCGCTTGAGCCGCCACAGCATCTTCGTCGATATCGTTCTTACCTTCGTCGATAACTTTGGCAATTTCTTTGCCTAGCCAAGTGGCAGTGTCGCGCCCATTGTTGAAGTCCGGTCGTGTACTTTGCATGCCACGGAGTAGGCAAGCGGCAATTGAGCCCACAGTCAAAGAGCAACGATTGTCTTTGGTTTTCTTAAAACTAGCAATGGTCTTTTTGTCGTAGCCGTTTTTGCCCATCCAGTCAATAACTTTGCCTTTGAGTTCTTTACCGCTAGACTCCATACGATAGTAGGCCATAGAGCTGTGAAAATAACGAAGAAATTGAGTCTCGTTCCACGCTTCACAACCAACCCAACTAGGGCTGTAATCACGTTTGGCTTTTTCGCGGATTGCGATAGATTCTTTTTTGAGTTTAGTTGCCATTATTTGCTCCAGTGCGTGTTAAACAATATGTATATTATACAATCAATTTATCTAGAAGTCAAGGCTTTTTTCGCCAAAAGAAAACCCGCCTGTTTAGCTATGCTAAAGTGAGGCGGGCCAAATTATTTCTTTTTAGCGTCTGCTGGTGGTGCCTCTTTTGGTTTTTCAACTTTGGGCATTTCTTTTGAAGGCTTTTTACATTCAGTTTTGTCAGCATTGGCTTTGTCCTTACAATCAATCTTTGCTGATTTTGGAACTCTAGCTTCTACTGTTTTATTACCAACTTTGATGTCTTTGGTTTCTTCTTTGGCTTGAACCGGACTGGCAAGAACTAATGCCAAACCCATAACAAAAATAATATTCTTCATGTTTATCTCCTATATAACTATTTATCGTTGACACAGATTGGTAAATTATTTTAAATGCCATTCTGCATATAATCTTCGAGGAGTATCAAAACAACATTCAATTAATACAGCATTAAATTTATCTGCTAATCGAACATGCTCATTGATAGTCCATGGATAAAAATTAATATTTTTACATTCTTCGTTGGCATGATCGTGAAGGCCTGGGTTACAACGCCAATAGATCCGTGCGTTAGGTTTTAATAAAGATATCACTTTGGCAATTTGCCGTTCGATATCATTGACTGTTCCAAAATTAATACTACCTAGGCAGAAAGCAACAT